CCTATTTACAACAGCCTTGCAATTGCTGGGATGCAACTGCGCAGCGGTAAGGACTGGAGCAGTTTTAGTAACTTTAGTTATTACGCTAAATCTGGGCGGGTTATCCCTTTGATGGTAGATAGCAGCGGCAATAGCGTTAACTCGCCAACGGATCTAAGAGTTACAGGTGCCAGCCACCTGTTTCCTGAGATTTTGCGTAACCTTTTGCGCTCCACTGTCTACGGCTCTGGCGCATTGGTGCCGGAGGCCATGATCGACTGGGATGGTTTCCGCGCTGCCGCAAAAGCTTGTCAGGCTAATGGTTGGTTCTTTGATGGCGTAATTTTAACTCAAACCAACGTGCGCGAATGGGCTTATCAACATGCGCCATACTTCATGCTAGATTTTGTGATTAAAGGCGGCAAGATTTCGCTGGCTCCAACTTATCCAATTGATTCCAGCGCCAGTAACGGGTACGGCATTGATTATGGACGAAAGCCAACGATCAGCGCATTGTTTACTGATGGCAACATCATTGAAGACAGCCTGCAGGTGAACTGGTATTCAACCGAACAGCGACTGGCGCCACAAGTGGTGGTGACATACAGGCAGGAAATTGAAAATGGATTCTCTGAAACTAAAAACGTGTTAGTTCGGCTGCTTACTTCTAGCGAAACTGCACCAACAGAGGCTGTTGATTTCACTGGCTTCTGTACTAACGTCGAACACGCTAAAACCTATGCCAAGCTACTGATTCAAGTTCGGGCTAACACGACCCATACCATTCAATTCAAGACGTTGCCTGAGACGGTTTCGCTTGAGCCTGGCGCATATTTTAAATTATCTAGTGCTGCTAGGCACGTTGCGTCATTTCAGAATGGCTATGTACTTGACTCAGGCAAAGTCGTTACTACAACCAGCGTTGATGGCCAGACTTTAACGGTTTATTGGTGGCGATCCGGTATGGCATCAGTTGAATCAGCATCAATGACTGTAGACAGCGCTGGTACGGTTACTGATCCAAAATTCAAGGGTGCAGTATTTACTGTTTACGATGCTGGCGATCAATATCCACGTATCTATAAGGTCGAGTCAATTGCATATGAAGATGGATTGCTTGATATTGGCGCTAGTCATGTTGGTACAACGGCAAGCGGAGCAATATCTTACTTAGACTTGGATGACAGTAAGTTTTTGATTGAGGTGCAATCATGAGTTCGCCTCAGGGGCCAGACTTCCCAAGCTATGTACCTAGCAGTAGGTCATTGGTCCCTGGTGATTTTCCAAGCAAAACGTTTACATCACAATCTGGCATTCAATCTGTTGTTCAATATGGCAGCCGCCGCAATGGCCAAACTCTAGAACTTTCATATAATAACACTACTGAGACAATTGCCGCTGCTATATACGATCATTATTTAGCTTGCAAGGGCACCATTTATTTTTTTGGCGTGCTTGAAGGTGCTAAGTCTGGTAATTCTACTTTTCATGCTGGCACCAGCGATGGCAGCACTAACAACCGCTTTAGTGCTACTCCTTTTGGAATGCGGTACAAATATGCCGAGCCGCCACAGTTCAATAGCATTAAGCCAGGCCGTATGTCGGTATCTGTGAAATTAATCGGGGTACTTGACTCATGACGTATTACAGCGGCAAGGATGGCAGCTTGACCTATAACGGCAGCAGCGTTGCCAAGGTCAGTAACTGGAGTTTCTCCAGCAGTGTTGACACTTTAGAAACTACAGCGATTTCTGATTCCGAGCGTTCATACGTGCCAGGGTTACGGCAGGCTACTGGGTCAGCCACCATTTTTTATTATGACGATGCGCCTAAGCCGTTGCTAGAGCGCATAATTGGCATTAGTGCTATTAGTGAATCCGGCGTAACTTTAAAGTTTGCTTGGGGCAGCAAGTATATTCAAGGTAGTGCAATTATTACCAGTGGAGAGCTTAGCTGCGCTGTGGGCGAGGTAATGCAAGCATCAATTCAATTTCAATTTACTGGTGTACTGACTGGGGTGAGCTTGTAATGTCAATTTACCTTGGCACTGCTGGCTTAATTGAGCTAACAAGGGTTGGTATTGCAGATGCCTTAACAGCTATTGTTAACCCATCGGATTTAGCGGCATCTAAGTCAAGGTTTAGTTTTGAGTTTCCAGTTGGCTCATTGCTAACTGGTGATTACGTAACATTTAAGACTACAGATGGAACCAACTTAGATTTTGTTGCTACTTCCGGCTGGGCTGATGGCATTCGCCATACCGATGGCAATTGGTTTGTCAATGTCGATGACCTTGGCAGTATTAGGTTGTATGACACCTTTGATCATGCGGTTGCCGGGGAAGCTAGCGGGTTGACCAGCCTTTCTACAATTAGTCGAAATATACCTATTGCCTGTAGTGTCGTCAATAATATCCCAAGGGTAATCGGAAATCTTGAGAGGTATGAAATTTCAACTGACAGGGAAACTGTAGACGTAAGCGGCTTGGGGGATGAATTTCGCCAGCATTATGGAACCATGATAACTGGCAGTGGCCAAATGTCATGTATTTTTGATTATCGTTACAGCCAAACTTCTTCATATCCTGGCGCTGAGGGCTATGTTGAGCTTGCATCTTATATGCACGCTTTAATTTTACGGCAAAAATTTGGCGCTGAATTTAAAGCAAAGCTGTTCTTATTAACAAGAGGCAAAGGCCAAGGGGCAAGTGCAAGTGATGACGAAATTTGGTTTGATATTGATGGAATCGTAACGCAAGCTAGTATTGCGTTTGACCCGGGGCAGATTGTCAGCTCAACTTTTAATTTTGTTACTACTGGCGAAATTAGATTACGTGTAATTACTGATCCCCCACCTTATTTGCTGCAAGAAGGCGGCAGTAAACTGAATCTAGAGGATGGCAGCGGCGCATTGCTGCTGGAGCAACAAAATGGCTGATCTTGCGATTACAGGACTAGCAGCACTAGCTTCGGCTGACTTGACCGCCGCCGATCCGCTGGCAGTTGCCGACTTAAGCGCAAGCGAAACCAAAAAGATTAGCGCTAAGGATTTTACGCAAAAGGCCGTCACGCTGATCGACGACGCCTCGATCCCTGTTGCCAAGGTCAATTTTAGCGGCGGCATAAACGGAAGCAGCATCACTGCCGGGTCTATACCAGCCGCCAAGCTCGATACCAATACAATCCCAGCGACAGGAGGCTTGACAGTCTTAAGCGGTAATTTGAGATTGGTAGCTCCAAATAGCCCAATATCGTTAGATCCGGCCACAGGTGGTTTAAATCATGCTGTATCAGGCGTAACCCCTGGTGAATACACCAAGGTAACAGTTGATGGCAAGGGTCATGTCAGCTTTGGCGCATCATTAAGCGCTAATGATATTCCCCGTGCCACTGCTAGTCTTGTTGGCGGAATTTCAGTTGGCAGTGGCCTTAGCGCAACTAATGCGGGTGTTTTAAATCATTCCAATAGTGTTGCCGCAGGCACAAGCTGTAAGATCACTTACGATTCGCAAGGCCATGTGACTGCTGCGGCAGCATTGTCATCAGCAGATTTACCAATTGCATCGGCAGGCGTCCCTGGTGCCGTTAGCCCAGGTAGTGGCACCAGCGTTAATTCAGCTGGTGCGCTCAGTATGGCAACAGCAACAACGAGCACTCTTGGCGGCGTGATTGTCGGCGGTGATTTTGCTATTAGCACCGGCACCATTTCGCTAGCAACGCAGGCAGGACTTACTGCTGGCGCATACTCAAAAGTCACAGTAACTACCAAAGGTATTATTACAGCCGGGACATCGTTGGTAGCATCTGATATTCCAAATTTTGATGCAAGCAAGATCACAACTGGCACATTTTCTACTAACCTTTATGGCACAAATTCAATTACTGGCGCTAAGCTTGCAAATTATTCAACCGTTCAATTTGGCGGCGCTGGTAGCACATCAGGAGTTGTTACATTTCCGGTAGCGCAATTTACAGGCCAAGGATTTTTTGATAGTATTAACGGAGATTACTACCTTTACGATGGTAATGCATGGCAGCCATTGACTGTCATTTCAGGCGATCTAGTTTATGCAGGTACATATAACGCCAGTACCAATACAGTTGCTACGCGCACAACTGCTGGGATTGCCGCTGGACTAACGGTAGGGGCTGCGTTGCCCGCTGCATCGACATCATTAAACCGCTATTACGTTGTTGTGGCTGTCAATGGTACAGGAACATCGCCCGCACCAACAGTTGCCTTGGCGGCACCAGACATGGTTATTTGCAATGGTACTACTTGGGACCGAGTTGGCACTTCAACAACAGTTGCTGGTGTTTCTACTGCCTCTGGGATTACGTTTACGCCATATTCTGGAATACAAGCTACAGATGTTCAAAGCGCGTTACAAGAACTAGATGATGAAAAACTAGGGAAGATCGGCGGGACCATAACCGGTGAGCTGCTGATCGGAACTGCTGGTACGTTTGCCTTTGAAGGTAGCACTGCCGATGCCTATGAGACATTTCTTTCAGCGGTGGACCCAACCGCTGATCGTTCGATAGTCTTCCCAAATCAATCGGGAAATGTAATTGTTAGCGGTAATGCCTCCATTGTCAATGCGGATATAAATGCTTCGGCTGCAATTGCAGGTAGCAAAATTGTTGCCGCTACCACTTCAACAGTTGGAGCAGTACAGCTTAGTGATAGCACTAGCACCACTAGCAGCGTGTTGGCCGCCACTCCAACTGCCGTAAAAGCTGCTTATGACTTAGCCGCTGCAGCCTTGCCAACAGCTACAGCATCATCAACTTATGCCCCATTGGCTGGAGCGGCATTCACTGGCGACATAACGCTAAATACAGCTAGGAGCATTCGTTTTGCAGATTCTGATAGTAGTAATTACGTTGCATTTAAGGCCCCGGCAACAGTCCCTTCAAACATTACGTGGACACTTCCTGCTTCGGATGGAACGGCAGGACAAGTATTTAGCACAAATGGTTCTGGCACTTTGTCATGGATAACGCCTGCCACAAGTGGCTCATCAGTGCCAGTCAGTAATTTAGTTAATGGCACTGCACGTCAATTATTACAAACAAATTCTGCCGGTACGGCAGTTGAATGGACCAGCAATGTAAGCATCCCTGGGACATTTACTGTCCAGTCAAATGATGCATATATCAATGGCATTCGAGTTGGGAGAGGAAGTGGTTCTGCTGGTAACAATACAGCGCTTGGATATGCTACGCTTAGCTCAAACACATCAAGTGGCAACACAGCAGTTGGCAACTCAGCCCTAACCAGTAGCACAACTGGATCTGAAAATACCGCAATAGGCACACAAGTACTGGCAGCTAATCTTAGCGGCTCAGGCAATACTGGCGTTGGCTCTAGTTCTTTGTACTCTAATACTTCCGGTGGATACAACACAGCACTTGGGTGGGCGTCATTGATTAGCTGCCAAACAGGCGCTTACAACGTAGGCATTGGCGCTTATGCTGGATTTGGGCTCAATACTGGATCAGCAAATACAATTATTGGAATAATGATAGCAAGCGGTAGCCGAAGCCCAGTTTTTGATGATGGCAGCGCTGATAATCGAATTGTGATGGGGCATACCCAAGTCACTAATGCTTACATTCAAGTTGGCTGGACGGTTGTTTCTGATGCACGCGATAAGTTAAATCTTGGTCCGGTCCCTCATGGCCTTAATTTTGTCAATAATTTAAAGCCAACCAAGTATCAATTCAAGTTAAATCGCAATAATAATGAAGCCAATGGCAAAGCTAGATATGGATTCTTGGCACAAGATATATTAGAACTTGAAGGTGAAGAACCAGTTGTTATAGATAATGACAATCCTGACAAACTTCGCTATACAAGCGACTCAATGATCCCTGTCTTAGTAAATGCCATCAACGAGCTGACCGCAATGGTGAAAGCCTTGCAGGCCAAGGTCGGCTAAGTCCACTCAGCCTACACCTCCGCTAGACTAGAACCATGATCACACCTGCATCCTACGATTTCCCGATCTTGCAGAACTCCACTTACCGTGGGGTGTTTCGTGTTACTCAGCAAGCAAAACCTGTAACGATTGACGTTGCAACCTCTACGTTCACAGTGGAGTGTGCTCACGGCTACACCGCTGGCGACAGGGTGGTAATTAGTCCTGCCACTACAACCAGCTCGCTGCCGTGTGGCATTAACAGCACCACGCTTTACTACGTAATCGCAACCGGCCTAACCACGACTGCATTTAAGCTTTCTGCTACCAGTGGAGGCGCATCGCTGACACTGACACTAGATGCCATGGGCAGTTTTTTCGTTTCAAAACCAGTAAATCTAACTGGGTATACCGTTGATGCAGACATTAAGGGGCTAGCGGACGGGGCAGCAATTGGTACGTTTACGCCAACCATTACAAGTGCTACGACTGGTGAATTTGAGCTGGCGATGCTGCCTGCAACGACCCTAGCAATTGCTGCTGGCCGCTATGGCTATGACATCAGCCTGACCAGCGGTGGTGGTGAACGCTACTACTGGTTGACTGGTGTAGTTACTGTCACTGCAACTTATTCAAGGAGCTAACCATGGCCGTTTTAATTTCTGTCACTGAAGGCGATGTCACGCAAATTGTACTGGCGGATGTAGGCGTTCAAGGCGCTACTGGTCCGTCGTCACCTGCAAGCGGCACTCCATTTACGCCCTACGGCAACATTGCTGC